TTCTCATAGAACACAGTTTGTTTCTCTATCCTGTTTGAAAAATAAACCAATCTGGATAAGAAGTTTTCCGCGTTCAATTGTAATTTATGGTAGTTGAGAGAAACCATATTGTAGTTGTGGCTCGTAATGTCGTGCTTATAATAATTTTTTAAAAAAATGCAAAACATTGTTAATAACCCGAGAGAACTCATTGCCGCTTTCTCTGCAGAGAACAATGGAAAAACAACTAAAGAACCGGAGAACAACAAAGATAATATTAATAATGCATCCGAATATGTTTTGTATTTGTTAGAAGCCATAGTGTAAATGCCTTTTTTGCATTTCAAATAGAGAGAAATGATTTCCAGTTCCCTTTTCATGTTGTTCTCTACATTGGATGCGGCATCATTGGAACCACTATCGGACCCAGAATATTGTTCTTCGAGCTCATCCATTCGTTTAGTGTATGGGTCATCATCATCGTCCACGGAAATATGAAAGCTGTCGCAAGACGATATGGACGACATTTGGATAATATATGTGGGTACATTTTTTTACATCATTATATATAATGGTTCTCTCTTTCGCGTTTTCAAAAGATGTTGTTGTTGGCCAAAAAGGTGGCGGAGACATTACCACTTTGCTGATAAAAAATAGCGGATTCTTAGCAAAGATTTTTACCAATTTGCTTGTTCAGCTTGCCATAACCTATTATGTTATGGAAAATTATCCGGTTCCGGAAAACTATTGGCTTTATTTCTTTGGTTCCATTGGTTTATTGCTGGTTATTGCATGGACAAATTTGCCTTATTGGGCTAAATTTTTTGTGTTTGTTCTATTTTCGTATGTATTGGGCAGACTTTTTGCTGTGTATAAGAAGAAATACAGCGAAGACGTCATACGCAACGGCATTTTAGGCGCCATGGGTATCTTTGCCATTATGTTTGTTGTGGGTGCATTGGTTCCGGTTCTTGGATACCGGGTAGGTGTAGGGTTATTTTTTGCCCTTCTTTCTCTCCTGATTGCCAGGATTGTTTTGAGGTTTTCTGGAGAATATAAGAAATGGCTTTCGGGTGCGGGAATTGGCATCTTTGGACTCTATGTCGCATATGACACCAATAATATATTGAAACGAGCGGATTATTACCAGGGCGATTTTATTACTGCGTCGATGGACTACTATTTGGATATTATCAATTTGGTGCAAGATGTCATGCACGTGAATAATTAAAAGTGTAAAGGAGGGATTAAAAGAAGGGATTAAAAGAAGGGATTAAAAGAAGGGATTAAAAGGAGGGATTAAAAGGAGGGATTAAAAGGAGGGATTAAAAGGGAACCTTGGTTCCCTTTGTTCCCTTTGTTCCCTTTAAAATTGAACAAAAGTTCTTTTTCTCTGCAGAGAAACAAAAAAATATATTAAAAATGGATTCCGACGAATCTGATAATGAAAATCAAAATGAAAACGAGGTCCGTGCAAAACTTTTGCGAAATGCACGGATTCGTTCATTGGAACAATTAAAGCGGATTCCTAAAAAACATTATATAATGACTACGCGGTTCAATAATAAAAGCCACGCAGAGATGTTGTCATATTGTGATAATATCAAGGGCCTGAAATGCATTTATGGAGTTCCAAAAGTAATTTCTGGATTTGTTTCCAAAGATGCAATCATGTTTGTTCTAGAAATGAACAATGAGAGAAATCACATTGAAGGTGTGGGAATGGTGAAGAACATGCCCTTCCCCAGTAGGTATGGCGTGTATGAAGACGGCAATTATAACCGCTATTCATATTTAGGTAAGGCGCGTATCGACAGAACCGACATGACAGAAGAAGAAGAGAAAGTGATGGCAGAATTTGACACATATTGTTTCAAAGGAAAGCGACACCAGAAGAGAAGCCACGGAATCACCATTTTCCCACTAGATATTATAGAAAAAAAAACAGACCTCACAGAATACATTATCAACATGTTCAAAAACAGATTGTGAAAAAAAAATATAAATTGTTATAATCTATAGTATACAATAATGGAATACAATATAAATAATTATACGGACCAAGATTGTTTTACCATGTTAGAATTGGATAATCCGACTGATAGAGAACTGGAAATGAAAATTTTGCAATTTATGGACAAATATGAAGAGAAGTCAAAACGTCTCTACCAGTTTTTTGAATCAATGTATGACCGTTTTTTTTTGGACGAAAGCGAGAATGAAAGCGAGAATGAAAGAGAGGATGGGGTCGAAGGGTTTGAATACGATATGAAAATTGTTCAGGCAAATGACAACTCCAAATTGAATGAACAAGCAAAAGACCCAAAACTAGACGCCATTGCAAATCAATTAATAATTAATCGTGACAAACAAAATGCATTAATACCCCGCAAAGCAAATAAAAAATTTGACGAAAAAACAGTAGGTGCTGGTGACCCAAAAGCAAAAGAGCAAGCTACCAAAAAAATTGGCGAATCAACCACCACTATCAGCACTGTAGCGACCCATAATATAGATTATATCGCGGACCCTAGAAAATTAAACCCCGTGGAGAGAAAAACCATTTTCAAAATGATTTCAATTGATAGTCAGTTTCGCGAAGACCCTGGAAACACAAGCGCCACCAATTTTACAATGAATTTGTCGGAAAGCATTGACAATGTGATTTCAATGAAACTGTATTCAGTGCAAATCCCCTATACGTGGTACACCATTAATGAAACATTTGGAAGCAATTTTTTTTATATTAAGGGCAACAGTCCCGGCATCAATAATGGCGACCACGATATAAAGGTGGAAATTGGTTCCGGAACGTATGATGGAAATGGTATTGTTAATGCAGTCAATAATCAATTTTCTTTCTTAAAAGGAGTAAGAAATGATTCCGAAATCAAGTATAATTCAATTTATAGCAGCGTGGTTGATTTAAGTTTTGGCGAAACAAAGATGTCCTATGAATTGGGTGCAAAGAATTCCAAAATTGTTTTTGAATTTGATTTGAAGAAAAAATACAATGAAACTGATTACCAACTGTATTTTCCAAATTGGTCAACTCCCAACGTAATTGGAACTGATAAAAGTCTGACAATCCCCAGTTTTTTGGGTTTTAACAACACAAATTATTATCCATATGTTGCATATTCGCAGAGAAATATTTTACCACTTATTGGAGATACTTTATCTGCAAACCAGTCATCCTATACAATAAACAGAAGACCGAATGATTTGTCCAACAATTACTTTACAATATATGAGTATTTGGGAACAGACCAGTTTGATATCAGCACATCTACGATTATAAACCGGATACCAATTATACTTACACTTTCAAATAATACGTATAGTAGGAATGCAATTGAGGCAAACGTTAAATCGCAAATGGCTGCAAACAAGTATTTGGACCAAACATGGTCTTATTTTAACCGCGTAAATAATACATCGAGAGATTTGTCCAATTCCCATTATGAAATTGCTATCAAATTGAATCGTGCAGAAATTTTTCAAACAGATAATTCAAAGCTAGCAATTGTTTTTCCAGATGAAACCACTATTAATGGAAAACACATATGGACAGGAAATGATTCGTGTTTTGTTTTTAAAAATGTCAACACAATTGAACTAAATGAGGTTGTGTCCGAAACAGAGACACTCTTAACCAATTATATAATTGATTTGAGCGCAGCACTCATACAAATAGAGTGCATAAAACCAAATTATAATGTTATTGAAAATACGCGTATTGCGACAGTTCCAGCATCTTCGGCAAATGGATTTCCAAATGGTTATTTGTTCACAAATTATTTTGACGCCGTTATAAATGCATTGATTGCAATGAATGATGCAACTATTGACCCAATATATAAACAAAACGGTGAATTTAATATAAATGTGGGTTCTTCTACCTACAATACAGGACTAACAATTTCCCAGGACAAAGCCAGATTCCAATTTGATATTGCGAGAGAATTTACCCAAGAAACATACATTGTCGACTTGTCATCATGTTTTTTGAGCCAGGCGCCTTTTTTTTATGACACAAGTTATAATAATTTGACTAATTCTAATTTTACACTGGTAAAAGCATTTAGTTCTGCGCCGTCAATTACAATTAACGCTTCAAATAACAAAATTGTCTTGATTCCCAAAAAAACGGGCGGACCCAATGGAAATGGATATGGCAATCAAAATAGTCCAATTGTTGAATTGTTTTTCACGCAAGCCAACTATGGTGTGTTGGATGATTTAATAAGAGGCATAAATAATGATTTTATCCGTTTTGTGGATTCAGACAATTATCCGATTATGAATGCGAGCAATATTTTATTTTCAAATTCAACATTAACATTGCAATTCAAAATAAATAAGATTTTATCTGAGATTAATTATAAAGTTTCATTTATTGATAATAGCTCACGCAATTCGTGGAACAATTATTTATTTATGGATTTTTCCTACAATTTGGCAAACAATATGAGCACGGCTTTAACACATGCCGAAGTATTCGGCAGAAGCCCTGTTTTCAATAATATAATTACACTGAATACGTTCAATAATCAATTTATATTTAAACCATATTTCAATGGTGTGGCGGATCCTGGTGGGGCAAATGACATTGTGTTTTCAGTGCCACTGAATAACAATACGTTACCAACAGTTTACACGAGAGAAGGTTTGATTAATACAATCCAAACATTGTTTGATTCCAATGATTTGACAAATGGTAGTAAAATCACGCTTGTAAATGAAGGTAATTTGCAGTATGCAAATATTCGGATGAATGTGAACAAAACGTATTACTCGAGCGATTTCAAGCTTGTTTTTTACGATTCGGTCAGTTTTGTTTATTGCAACGTGGGTGTTACCCAAAATGCAACCTGGGATTCTACGCTTGGTTGGCTTCTTGGCTTTCACTCTTTTACAGAATATAATTTGGTCGATTTTACACAAATAACCAGCGAATATCTTGCAACCGAAAATTATAAAAACAATGTTTTTGATAGTAAAACCTATAAATATACGTATTCATACAATTCAACGAGTAAAAAAATTGCTGTAATTGGTGACGTCGTTTTGAATACCAATCTATATAATTATTTTTTGGTTGTGTTGGACGATTTTATCCAGAACCATGTGAATGCAGGACTGATTACAATTACATCTTTGGAAAATGATGTGGCTTTACCTTCATATGCTTCGCGCGTTTCTTATCAGTGCGACCCCGTAACAGGTCTTAAAACCGCAATCTCTGCAACCAATAAATTAAATACCGAGCTATCTTCCAAACAATTGTATGCAATAAATCAAATCATAGAGAACAAACGAACGAAGTCCAAAAGTTATGCATCAGGACCTTATATGAAAGACGTTTTTGCACTGATTCCAATGAAATTAACTGGTATGCAATTTGGTCAAACTTATATGGAATTTGGAGGCACCATGCAGAATCAGGACCGCAAATACTATGGACCGGTTCGTATCCAAAAATTTGCCATTAAATTGATGAACGACAAGGGTCAAACCGTGGATTTGAACGGCGCAAACTTCTCTATTTGTCTCATTTGCGAGATTTTGAATACATCTACAAAATGAGCAAAGGGTTGTATAAATATTTTGTAAAACATATAAAACAATTGTCTTATATATTTATAATGTCACTAATCTACAATGTATTCAACTATATGTTTGGCTCCAAGAAAAACATTACTATAGAGGCGTCTTCTGTATCTGTAGAACCGCCATTAAACAGCATGGTTCTCAATTTCTTTTACGGAGCACAACGTGATACAAGTGATGCTGAGTTATATTCTTTGGCCAATGCTGCCGCCAAAGAGAGTTTACTATATACCATGAAAACCATTGCTTACATTCGCAGTGGGCGTGGTGAACGCAACTTGGGGCGTCGTTTACTCGGATGGTTGCAGAAATACGACGAAAAACAGTTGATTGAAAATATGCCGCTGTTTCTGGAAAAGTATGGACGCTACGACGATTTTATTTATTTGCCCCGAAACTCCAAAGCCATGTATGCCTACTTGAAACATCTGGGTGAACAATTGGTTGCCGACCATGCCAATATGGAGCTTGGAAAACCGGTTTCTCTTGCTGCCAAATGGGTTCCTTCTGAAACCAGCGCCGTAAATAAAAAAACTGCACTCACCTTCCGCTTAGCCCGTTCGATGAAGATTCCTATCTCCGAACTTCGCAAAAAGTATCTGACCCCTTTGCGCACCTATATTGGAATTCTTGAGCAGAAAATGTGCGCCAAGGATTGGGAAAATGTGGATTACAAAAAAGTCCCATTCCAGGCGTTTCGGCGTCACAAGAAGGCATTTGAGAGAAATGACCGAGAGAAATATGATGCACACACGGTTGTAAGACCTTGCATAGCTCCCCACGAGATTGTTGCTCCATATTTGGTGGGTCGTCCCTTAAATGAGGAGCTTGAGGCTAGTTGGAAAACCGTGCCAAAAATGGACAAGACCGTGGTTTTAAGTGATGTCTCCTTATCTACAACCGGGATTACTTTGTTGATTTCCGTCACCCTAGGATTGTTGGCGGAACGGGTTCTCACTTTTGAACCAAATCCGCAGTTTGTAGAGGTGGAGGCGGATACGCTTTATGAGAAAGTGCAGAAGATGCGAATCATTCCGAGCAGTTCTTCGATTAATATCTGCGAGGCATTGAAGATTATGATGACAAATAATTGTGGTGGAGAGAGACTAGTTATTGTCAGCGACATGCCATTGAACCAAGCCGACAGTTTATACAACGAGGCAACCCGAGAGACAATGAAGAAAATGTTTTCTGACGCTGGAATAAAGATGCCCCAGATTGTTTACTGGAATGTAAAGCATAATGTGTTAAAATTTGAAGAGATGTTTGGAATTACGGTGGTGTCGGGATTTTCGCCGGACATTTTGCAGTGCATTTTGAATGGGGAACTGCCTACCCAGTTCAATGCAATGATGACGGTGTTGAACAATAACAAGTATGATGACATAAGAGAATTTTATTCTGTGTAAAAAGCCATTTAAACAGAGAAACCCATATATTTTTATAAGAATGGACATTATTATAAAAAAATTCCGCGGATTGTGCAATACTGCGTCTGACATCAATGAGCATCTGCCTACATTGTTCAGGTATGCCAAGCAGTGCAATAGCGCCATTGAATTGGGTGTTCGTGGATGCATTTCATCGTGGGCCATCTCTGCGGGTCTTTTGGAGAACAAGAATGGTATTCGCAAACGTATGTTTATGAACGATTCGCGTGAGTGCCAGATTGGTGAATTCGTAGATGCTGTTGAGGGTTTGAATATAGATGTCAAATACGAGTGGAAAAGTGATTTGGAACTGCAGTTTGCGCCAGACGAGACATTTGATTTGGTTTTCATTGACACATGGCACGTTTACGGGCAAATCCGTAGAGAACTGGAGAAGTTCTCTGCAGTTTGCAATAAATACATTATTATGCATGACACCACAATTGATGAAGTGGATGGAGAGACCGTGCGCGAATATGGATACAACTATCAGCAGGCATATGGTAAAGCGACCGAATTGGCTGTGCAAACTGGAATCCCGAGAGAAGAGATTCTGAAGGGGATGTGGTTTGGTATCCAGGAATTTCTGGCAAACCATCCGGAGTGGTATATTAAAGACCGGTTTTTCAATAATAATGGACTGATGATTTTGGCCAAACGGTAGGGCGTAAACTTATTAACCTACGGTTAAGGTGCCCTTTGGGCACCGACGGTCGGACGCTCCGGAGGCGTCCTTTCCCCTACGCAGTCGCTTCGCTTACCCCTTCCCTTTACATTAGAACAGATGAATTATATTGCAAATATGAATTGCTTAGCATAAATATTTTCCGCCCATATTATAAATATGTCAATTGTGGCTTTAAAACGGAAAACGGAAGCACGCTACAACAATTTAAGCGTAAATCAAAAACAATTCTCTATTAATGGCACAACCCGGAATCAGGGCTATATCGGACAAACTTCTTTAAGTCGCTCTCTCATCCATACACCTAGCAAGGGTAATGGACTGAAAGATTTCAATGGTCGTTACGCGAATCCGAACATCAAAGCATCCGAAACAATTAGTTTAGAAGATAACACCATAGTCAAACCGTCTGTGTTGTCGTTTAAGGGAATGTTGGCAAAAAGAGAGCGGTGGATAACCCGTCCTTTTCCCAATGCTGTTGTAAAGCCGGATTCTGGTAAAAACGTGAATGACCAGACTGATTACATTACGCGACTCAAGAAGAAGACTCTTTCCGACATTGCAACTTATTGTCCTCCTGATGTTGCCAAAACTACTGGATACACAGCTAAAAAATGCTCTACAGTGACTAAGACACTTACGGGTGCGCCTTTGTTCACTCCTGTGAATGTTGTGTGCAAGATTGCAAAACCGGAAAGTACTTATACTGCTGTTTCGCAGACTTCATATTTAGAAGCATTGCAGGAAAAATGTGCGCAACTAGATGATTATAAATTTGTGTCGTCAATTAAGAGAACACCCTTTGTGTAGGGGAACGTAGGCGCCGCTTCGCTTTCGCAGTCGCTTTCGCTTACGCAGTCGCTTCGCTTACCCCTTCCCTTAAGGTATGTATTTAAGAAAAAAAAGATTCAATGAATCTTTTGTGTAGGGGAAACCGTAGGTTTCCCCTACGACCCCTTCCATTAAGGTATGCATTTAAGAAAAAAAAGATTCAATGAATCTTTTGTTTTTTTGTTTTTTTCTAGTATGGGATTATAAGGGAACGACGAGTTCCCTTAGACGAGTTCCCTCACAGGGGAAACCGTAGGTTTCCCTGTAAGGCTATTCTCACATCTTTCTCTACATTTTGCAG